AAGAATTTTAAAAAATCCAAAAAATAATGAAATTAATCAAAATATCAGTGGACCAATTGGATTAAGTTTAAATGGAATTGAATATCATTCGCCAATATCCAATGATTCTGTATTTTATGGTCAAATTGATAATATTATAGTTTTAGATGAGGGAAGTAACTATAGTGTCGTTTCACCTCCTAACGTTTCAATTGCTGATTCTGTTGGAAATTCTGCAGTAGCAAATGCTCATGTTTATGACGGTGAAATTAAAGAAATAATTTTAACAAATAAAGGTTTTGACTTCATAGGTACACCAACAATAACAATAGGTGGTGGACAAGGTAAAGGAGCACAAGTAAAAGCTAGAATGGAAGCATTTAAGCATTCTGTATCATGTAATGATGTAAATGGAGTTGACTTAATAAACGATAAAATTACTATAGATGAAGATCATAGATTTTTGAATGGAGAAGAAATTGTTTATACTGCCACTGGAACTCCTATTGAAATTAATTCAACAAATGTTGGATTTTCTACTACTTTATTATCAAATGGTGGTAACTACTTTATATCTCAGGTTGATGGTGATGATCGAGCATTCAAACTTCACATATCAGAGGAAAACGCTATTGCAGGAATTAATACAATTAATTTTACAGATTTTGGAAACAATAGACATATATTTACAGCAAAGAGGAATAGAAATAGAATTGCTGAAATTGCTGTAATAAATGGTGGTCAGGGTTTTAAGAATAATAAAGTAGTTGTATCAAGCACCATCTATCCACCAGTAAAACAAGAAGATATATTTAAAACTTTTGTTGGAGTTAGCGTTGTTGATAATTGCATTTATGCTAAAAACCACAACTTTAAAAATGGCGATGAAATAAGATATACAACCTCAAATACTTCAATTGGTGGATTGTCTAATTCTACAAATTATATCATATCAGTAATAAACAATCATAAATTTAGATTAAGTTCTAACAGGACAGATTATAACAATAAAGTTTATATCGATTTTACTTCCGTGGGATCTGGTAATCATACCTTTAATTATCCTGACATAGTTGTTAATATTGCTGGTCCAATTGGATTGGCATCAACTATTGCCCCATCATATTATACTGCAACTGCAGATCCTGTTGTAAAAGGAAAAATTTCTAATATCTTCATGGAATCTGGTGGTGTAAAGTATGGTGTAACTGATATAGTCAATTACGTAAGAAAACCATCAATAACAATTGAAACTGGTAAAAACGCAGAACTAACACCTGTTGTCAATGCTAATGGTGAAATAACCGATGTTGTCATAATTAGTGGTGGAGTAAATTACTCAACAGCACCAGAAATTGTGGTTAAGGGTTCTGGAAAATTTGCTAAATTAAGATCTATTGTTTCTAATGGAAAAATTATTTCTATTGAAATTTTAAATAAAGGGAAAGGATATTCTGCAGATGTTGGAAACACTACTATTACTGCTGTTCCGTTTGGATCTGGATGTATTCTTGGATCTGAATTACATGAGTGGAAATTGAATAACGTTGAAAGATTTAATCATTATTTGACAGGAAGTAATAAAGATCTTTACGATGATACAGTTCAAGTTAAATCTGAAACCAGAGAGAAGGGTAATAAAATATGCTCTTTCTATCCCCCAAAAGAACTTAGAAAAAAATTACTTGACAATTTAGATGCAAATACATATCAAGAATTAAATCCAGGAGATACTGGATCTTCGCATTCTCCTATTTTAGGTTGGGCATATGATGGAAACCCAATTTATGGATCTATAGGTAATGCTAAAGCAATTCCAGATGAATCAGGATCAGGTGGATTAAAAAGAATAAAATCTAGTTATGAACTTATTAATCCTCAAATTAATACGGATTTAAGACCTTCAGGATTTAGTCAAGGTGATCTTATTGAAGATTATATTTACACTGGTCAAGGTGATTTAGATGAGCATAATGGTAGATTTATTATTAATGCGGATTTTCCGAATGGAACTTATGCATATTTTTCTACTGTTAATAGTTCAACTAAAATTCCAAGTTTTCCATATATAACATTTAAGCATAAGGATGCCACTGATTCGTATAATTATAGTATTTTTAATAAACAAGATGATTTAACTTTAAATAGTGGATTATATAAAAGAAATATAACACCATCAGGATTAAAAGAAGAATTTAGAAGTTATCCATTTTTAGAAACTCCTATTGATTCCAAGGTTGTAGTTAAAATAGATTCTACCACCAAATCTGGAATAACAACTATTAATGTTTTAAAATCTGGTGAAAATTATAAACCTAACGAATTAGTTAATTTTGGATCTAGTCTTGCAAGTGCTAAAATAAAAGATGTTTTAGGAAAAACGGTGGTTTCTGTTGCTACAAGTGAAGTAACTGAAACTGATCTAAGATTTTCATTCAAAGATAGAAAAGTTACAGGATTTACATCTATTCCACATAATTATAAAGATTTTGATCTTGTTGAAATATCTGGTATTTCTTCATCACTTTACAAAAATATAGAAGGGTTTAGAACTGTTGGAGTCGTCACAACTAAAACAACTTTGGCAGTCGCTATGGGTAGCACCACTGCAACTGGAATTAATACTTTTGTAAAATTACAAGAACCAACTTCTTCTGAAATATTTAAATCAGATGACATTATTAAAATACAAAATGAGGAGATGTTGATAACTACCGTTGATATTTTAAATAACAGATATAATGTAGTTAGAAAACGTAATAATGTAGAATCTTCTCATGGTGTAGATACTGAGGTTAATTTACTACCCCAACAGTTTACTTTTGATGTTAAAGAAAAATTAGAAAATAAAAATATAGAACCAAGGGCAGTTCAATTTTTTGATGCATCTTTTATAACAATTGACGGAATTGGATATAATAGATCTGTTGGTGTTGGTAGTACTTCTAATAATATAGTTACTGGATTTACTGCTGGAATAGGTCAAAGCACTGCTACGATAGATTCATCAATTCCAAACTCTATTTTTCTTCCAAGACATAAATTTAAAACAGGTGATAAGTTAAAAGTTACTTCTTTTGATGGTGGTATTGTTAGATCAAGTTTAGATGCAAGTTTTGGAACTATATTTGACCTATCTACTATTGAACCTTTAATATGTGTAAAATTTAATAATGATTTTATTGGATTATCAACTACAAGTGCAGTAGGATTTTCTACTAATAATCTAATATTCTTCAGTGATCAAACAACTGGAAGTAATCATAGAATAGAAAGAATATCAGATGATGTCATAGGAAAGGCAACAAAAACTGCTGTTACACTTACTACAGATGATCAACACTTATTAGTTGCAGGTGATGATCTTAAGTTAAATATTTTCCCAAATCAAACTGAAAATATTATATTGAAATACAATACTGTTGCAAACAGATTAGTTGTTAATCCAGTTACATTTACTGCGGGAGCAGTTGGAGTAGGTTCTACAGTTTCTACAATTACAATTACTGATCATGATTTTAAAACTGGAGATGCTGTAATTTATGTTGGATCAGATTCCACTGATTTGTTAGATCCTTTAATTAATAATCGTGTTTACCATGTTATTAGGATAGATAAAAATACTATAAAATTAGCAAATAGTTCATATGCATCTAATAAAGCATTTCCATATCAAAATATAGAATTTACTGCTAGTGGTGCTGGAACTCATGAATTATCTAAAGTTAATCCTCCACTTGAAATTATAAAAGGAAATAAAGTAGAGTTTGCAGTTTCAGATTCAAGTTTATCTGGATACTCACTAGGTTTTTACAGTGATAGTGAATTTAAATCTAAATTCAATTCAACTGGTATTACCACTTCTGGAAGTTTTGGTAATGCGAGTAGTAAAGTATTAATTAATAATACAACAGATCTACCAAAAAATTTATATTATAAAATTGAAGGTCTTGGCAATAAATACACAACTACATTCCCATCATCTGTTTACACAGAGACAGACAATGAACCAAAAATAAGTTTTGTAGAAAGTAAATTTAATAAAAAACATAGAGTAACTGGAGTTGGTAGTACAGCAATATCATTTACAATTGCTGGAACTGCTGAAACTACTTTTTATGATTCAACTGGTTTTAGCACTGCATTTTATAGTTCCGATTCCACCAACTTGCAAGGAGGAATTAATTCAATTGAAATAATTAATTCAGGAAATAATTTATCTAATCTCCCATTTATTTCTTCTATAGGAAGTACAACAGGTATTGAAGCAGTCTTATCTGTTGAATCAGAAGATATTGGACAAATTCGTGCTGCTAATGTGTTGGATCAAGGATTAGAACTTACTAACAATAAAACTTTATCACCTAGAGCAGATTCTTATGTTATTTTAAAATTAAAAAACGCATTTACATTAGATGGTGTTGGTATAAAAACTGGAGGGCAAAATTATACCACACCTCCAGTAATATCTGCAATAGGACAACCTAATATGACTTTTAAAGCAACTTTAGTTGGTGGGTCAATATCAAAAGTAGATATCGTAACTAATGATAGTGGATTTGATCAAAATTTAAAAGTAATACCTACAGTTAATTCAAATGGTGTTGCTGTTATTAATGCACAGTCTGTATTCAATCTTAATGTTAGTGAGCAAAGAAATACTTTATTTTTAAGAGCTCCAGTAAATGGATTTCCAACTGGAAGTTTTCCATTTGCATCAGGTGATGAAATATTTGTAGAAAACGTTAAAACTTTAGGTGATGGTGATGGGTATAACTCTTCTGACTATAATTTTAAAAACTTCATAATTCCAAGCGATTCTGAAGGAATAGATGTAGATGGTGGAGAAGAAGCTGTTAGTTATTCAATAGTTGGTCTTGGGACAACTGGTGGAACTTATGATGGAAATAATGCTTTTGGTAGAGTAATTAAAACAAAAGATCTTGCATCATTTGAACCAATATTTAAAAAAATTAACTTTTTAGAAGGAGAAACAATAATACAAGGAGATGCTAGTGGTATCGTAGTTAAACAAGGTTGGGATGAAGGTGCATTATTGTTAAAACTAGAAAATGTAGTGGGCAATTTTGAAGAAGAAAAAGAACTTTTAGGTTCTGTGAATGGATTTAAAGCAACCATTGAAAAAATATTTGATTTTAATTTTGATTTAGAAGTATCTGCTGTAGTTAATAAAAATATTGATTGGACAAATGATAAAGGTAAATTGAGTGTAAATACACAAAGATTACATGACAACGATTATTATCAAAGATTTGCATATTCTGTAAAAGGTGAAGTTCCATATCATATGTGGAAAGAACCAATTGATAGTTTAGCACATGTATCTGGATATAAAAATTTCTCTGATTATCAGTTATTAAATCAAGATAATGTTGGTATAATAACTGCTGATACTACAGTTAAGTTATCATTAAATATTGGTAATGAAGCATCAGTTCATAGAATCAGTCAATTTGATTTTGCAACAGAAGATACTGATACAAGAGACTTATCAAAAATTATAACATTTGAAGATGCAATAATTACAGATTATAATGAGTCTGTAACTAATAAAGTTTTGATGATAGATGATATAAGTCCTCAATTTACAGGTATATCAACAACCACTGGTGGTAATATTGTTGGATTAAGTACATTTACCTTACTATCAGGTGGTGAATCTGTATTCATTAAATCATTTAATCCTACAACTGATATTAATACAACTAATAATCAAGAAATTGATATTAATGACCATGAATTCCATACTGAAGAAAGATTAATTTATTCTGGAGTTGGTAATACTTCAATTGGTATTGTCACAACTTCTGTTCCAGGAATTGGTAATACTAATATACTTCCTGCAGAAATTTTTCCAATTAGAGTTACTAAAGATAAAATTAAAGTTGCAATTAGTACAAGTAATGCTGTTAATGGAATTGCAGTTACATTTACAAATTTATCTGGAGTCGGAATTACTCATACATTAGAAGTTCATACAGATGTAGCAACAAATAGAAGTTTTATTAGTGTCGATAATGTAATTCAAAGTCCACTTGCTAGAAAAATATTACCTTTAACATTGTCTGCTCAAGTGGGTGTAAGTACAGATATAATATTATTGCATGATGTTTCTAACCTTGCAGGGAAAGATTTAATTAAAATTAATGATGAAATCATTAAAATTAATCTAGTGGCGATAGGAGCAACTAATTCTCTGAATGTAATTAGAGGCGTAATGGGAACTGTTGCTGCTGCTCATACTGTTGGTGCTGCGATTACTGCTATTTCAGGAGACTATAGAATAGAAAAAGGTCGTATTCATTTTTCTGACGCACCTTATGGTCCCGTTGGAGTTGGAACTCTTACTACAAGATCATCCTTTAGCGGTAGAGCACTGTACAGATTAAAATATCATACTAATTTTGTGATAGATGATATTTCAGAAAGTTTTAATGGTATTGGAAGAACATTTAATCTCACTAGTTATGGGTCCACAGTAACACATATTGCTGATAATCCAAAACAAGGTATTAGTACAAACTTTGGTGCTATATTAATTAATAATATCTTCCAAAAACCTTTTTATAGTGATGTTGGATCTGCTGTTAGATCTGATTATAAAATAACTGGAATTGGTCAAACCATAGTATTTACAGGTTCATTTGATCGTTTTGGAAACAGCACTCCTTCAGATAATGGTAGCACACCTAGAGGTGGTAGAGTAGGACAATTTGATGTTGGTATTGGTAGTGGATTCCAAACACCGTATGCAGCAACAGCAAATCTAACAGTTTCTGGAATAGGAACAATATCTGCAGTTGGTATTGTAACTGGTGGAGGGGGATATCTCGAAGCACCTAGAGTTTCAGTCGCATCAACAATTGGGTCTGGTGCAGCAGTAACTGCATCAATAACTTCAGGAATTGTAACAGCACTAACAATAACAAGTGCTGGAACTGGTTATACTGCAACTGATGGAAATCTTAGAATTATTATTGATCCACCAAGACCATACAAAGACTTACCATTATCTGGGGGAACAGGATCTGGTGCTGCAATTGATGTTGTAGTAGGGACTGGTGGAAGTGTTATATCATTTGATATGACGAAACGTGGAATCGGTTATAGTATTGGAGATGTTTTAACTTTAGATCAATTAGAATATAATGTTGGTGTTTCGACATTACCTTTTACAGTTACAGTAAATAGCAAATTCCAAGATAAATTTTCTGGTTGGACATTTGGGCAATTATTACAATTAGATGATTTCAGTAATTTATTCAATGGATTTAGAAAAACATTCTTGTTTACTAGAACATTAGATGCAGGAAAAGAGTTTTACAGTTTAGTTGCACGAGATGGTTCTGGTATCATCCTTGCAAATAATTTATTCATATTCATAAATGACGTTCTTCAAAGACCAAATATTGATTACATATTTACAGGTGGTACAAGACTTCAATTCTTAGAAGCACCTAAAGCTGGTAGTAAATGTAATGTTTATTTCTATGCTGGATCTGATGATGATTATGATCAAGTTGATGTGGATCAAAGTATAAAACCAGGTGATATATTACAATTACAAAAATATCAAAATACAACAGGACAAGATCCAAGAATTGTATATCAATTAATTTCTGCAGATACAGTTGAAACTCAAACTTATTCTGGTGTTGGTATTGTTACTGACAGCACAATCAAAAGACCAATTGATTGGAAAAAGCAAACTGAGGATGTAATTATTGATGGTGCTAAAATTTCTAAGAATAGAAATTATCTAGAACCTCAAGTTTTTCCAAATACAAATATCATTCAACCTGTTGCTGCAAATGATACAAAGATATATGTTGAGAATACTTATCCAATGTTCCAAAGAATTGATGATCAAGTAGATCAAAGTAGAAATAATATTAAAATAACTTCTACTAATCGACCAATACTTGGAATTGCAACTGCAGTTGTTGCACCAAATGGAACTATAAGTGGTATTACAATATCAAATGGTGGATCAGGATATAAGTCTGCACCTAAAGTTTCAATACAAGAACCTCCTATTACATTTCCAGATACTACACATGCTATGCCTCCGAGCACCACATTTTCAGATGGAACAAGACATGTAGTAGTTGCAATTTCTTCAATAGCACCGTTTAATCAAAATGGTGGTGGTGTTAGAACTTTAATTGGATCTGGTGTAACAGCGACAGCTACAGCATCAATCACTTCTGGAATAATTACTGCAATTTCAATTGATAACGCTGGTTCTGGATATCAAGCATCTAATCCACCAATAGTCATAATTGAAGCAGAGGAAGCAGATGTTGAAACTATTCAAAATGTTACCTTCAATGGAGATTTTGGGCAAATTGTTGGTTTAGCAGTAAGCAATACTGGATTTAATATGGCATCTAAAAAATGTATTATATTTGATTTGAAACCAGATTTAACTATTATTGGTGATCCTGGTAAAGGTAGGTCTGGAATTCAAACTGGTGATTTCTTTGTGATTAGAGATTCTTTTGTAGGAACTGGTGTTACAAGTATAGGTGCAACTGCAGGAACAACAGTAGCAATAGGGACTGCCTTTATAGATAATGTCTTTTATGCTCATCATTACGTATCAATTGGATCTAGTATTCTTCGTGTATTTTCTAATGTGAACAGTGTTAGTGGAATAAACACTAGCACGGTTGATCATCTTACCTCAAAAGGTAATTATAGTTGGGGATCAATATTGGTTTCAAGAAAACCTAATTCTCGTGCATTTGAATTTTTCAATCAACAGGGAACTGCTGGTATAGATACATCTGCACATATTTCTAGAGTGGTGAAATTAAGAACTGAATATTCATAAAAAGTTCCTATTAAATAAACATTCTTCATTATGGTATAAATAATCAAAAAGCAATAGCAATGCCAGCCATAATCACTGACCAATTTAGAATATTAAATGCTGAAACATTTGCAAAAAGTTTCACTGGAATTGGTACTACTACAAATTATTATTACACATTTTTAGGTCATCCTAACCCAAAAAACGATGATATTGTCGATTATGGGGATGACGATTGGGGAGACGTTGGGGGAACTCCAATACCTAAAGATTCGTTTAAAGAAGAAAATTTATATCATGGTAGTATGCTCTTTTTAAAAAGAGTTTCTTCATCTGATGTGAGAAGGGTTGTAAGGAGATATAATTGGGAATTGGGTATAACTTATGACATGTATAGAAATAATTATGATTTAGATAACAAATCACCACAATCTTCTTCTACAACATTATATGGATCAAGATTCTTTGTAGTAAATTCTGAATTTAAAGTATACGCTTGTTTGAATAATGGTGCAAATCCAGAATTTCCTAATGGTCAAAAATCTTTAGTAGAACCTAACTTTGTTGATGTATCTCCACAAAAAGTAGGGACAGGATCTGATGGATATGTTTGGAAGTATCTTTTTACTATCTCTCCCTCAGATGTTGTTAAATTTACAACTGATGATTATATACCTCTTCCTGCAGATTGGGGTGATAGTTCAACCGCAACAGTTAAAAACGCTGCAGTAAAAGGAAAAATTGAAGAAATTATAATCACTTCTAGAGGATCTGGTTATTCAATCGCTGCAGATCCGACTACAGGAGAACCTGCAACTGACACAGGAACTGTTACTGGGGTTCCTATCTTAGGTGATGGTGTTGGAGGTTTTGCTGCAGTATCAATACAAAAAGGATTAGTTGATGATATTACTGTAACAAATGGTGGAACTGGATATACAAAAGGATTAATTCTTTTTGATAATGCTAACATACCTAATCTTGGTGCTGGAACTGGAGCAACTTTTGAGATAATTATACCGCCACAGGGGGGTCATGGTGCTGACGTTTACAGGGAACTTGGTGGAAACAGAGTCATGGTTTACTCTAAATATGACACTGATCCTGATTATGTTCAGGGTGTTGATTTTTCTCGTATTGGTTTAATTAAAAATCCAATTCAAAATAAAAGCGAGACAGAACCACTTGATACTTCTACCGCAACTGCTCTTGGGGCATTAAAATTAGCACCAACAGGCACAGCAACAACTACTAGTAATACTAAATATCCAATTGATGCTGTAATTAAACAACAAGTGGGTGTTGGTTCAACCGCTGTTGGATATGTTGCATCATGGAATAAAGATACTGGTGTTCTAAGATATTATCAACCTGTGGGTTTAACTGGAATTACTGTTGCAGGTAATAAGTTACTTAATTTTGCTAGTGGAGCTGGAACTGGAACCATAAATTGTGATACTATTGAGGGTCCAGCGTTAATTGTAGATGAAACCTTTGATAATCAAAATAGTATCAACACTGGTTCTAAAATCATAGAACTTGGGCAAACCTTTGAGAAAGGTATAGCACCTCCCGACGTTAACAGGCATTCGGGAGAAATTATTTACATTGATAATCGAGCACCCATAACTAGGTCGGCCGCTCAAAAAGAAGAAGTAAAAATTGTAGTAGAATTCTAAAAAAATGACACAGAACACTAACTTAAATGTTTCCCCATACTTTGATGATTTTTCCGAAAGTAAAAATTATAAGAAAGTACTGTTTAAACCTGGATTTCCTGTTCAATCCAGAGAATTAACTACACTACAATCAATCCTTCAAAATCAAATAGAAAAATTTGGTCAATATTTCTTTAAAGAAGGATCTATGGTAATACCTGGTGGAATATCCTTTGATATTTCTTATTTTGCAGTGAAAATAGATCCTTTCTTTTTGAATATACCTGTAAAAGAATATACAAAAGTATTAGCAGATGGTGGAATTAAAATAAAAGGGGAAACTTCTGGTGTAACTGCTGTAGTCGTTGATAGATTAACAGAAACTGAATCTATAGATAAAGTTGACACGTTGTATGTAAAATATCTTTCAAATGGAACTGATGGAGTACAAAATAAATTTGCAGATGGTGAAAATTTAATTACTCTCTCAGATATTGATTTTTCAATATCAAGCATTGAAGCAAATTCAACTTTTGCTAAATGTATAGATACTAATTCTACTTCCACTGGTTCTTCTGCATCAATTTCTGATGGAGTATATTTCATTCGTGGATATTTTGTAAATGTTCCAAAATCAACTGTAATTTTAGATCAATATACAAATTCACCCTCATATAAGGTTGGGTTATCAATAAAAGAAGAAATAGTTAGTGCATCAAAAGCAAATTCTGATTTATTTGACAATGCAGTTGGTTTTGCAAATGAATCTGCTCCAGGTGCTGATAGATTTAAAATATCAACAACATTAATTAAAAAAGATCTAACAGATTCAAGCGATCAAAACTTTATTGAGTTAATTCGTGTAAAAGATGGTATTTTAGAGAAATTTGTTGATAGCACAGATTTTAATGTATTTGAAAGAGAATTAGCAAGACGAACATTTGACGAATCAGGAGACTACTATACAAAACCATTTGCTATTGATATTCGTGAATCATTAAATGATAGAATATCAAACAGAGGATTGTATTTTGAAAATGAAGTGACTCAAAATGGCAATACCCCATCAGATGAAATATATACAATTCAAGTTTCCCCAGGAAAGGCGTATGTACGGGGTTATGAGATCGATAAAATAGGTACGACTGGTATTGACTCATTAAAACCAAGAACGACCCGTAAGAAGGAAACACAGTTCTTACCTGTGAATGCAGGAAACGTTGTAACATTAGAATCTGTTGGTGGTGCTCCCGTAATTGGATTTGGTTCCACATATAGAGTGGAGTTATATGATAGAAGATTAACAGGGGTTGGATCAGCATCAACTCTTCCAGCAGGTGCTAGAAATATAGGATATGCAAGGGCATATGATTTTAATCAAAAATTTGGTGTAGGAATAGCAACTGATAAACATGATTTAAGGTTATATGATATTCAAACATTTACTGAAATAAGACTCGGATCAAATATAAATGCTAATGCAAATGATTATATAAAAGGTAAATTTAGTGGTTCTACAGGATTTGTAAAATCTAACGTATCTAATGAACCAACTTTGATGCTTTATAATACAAAGGGAAATTTTCAAATAAATGAACCACTAGAGAAAAATGGTATTGATATTGGTAATAATGTAGGGGTTTCAACAGATTTTGAGTTCTCTGATGTTAAATCCGTATTTACTCATACTGCATCAGATAACACAGTATTTAAAGGTAACACAGAATTAAGCGGAGAAGTTAGACCATTTAATCCTGGTGATGAATTTGAAATTGGATCTGTAAGTGGTTCTGGAGCAAATTCAACTGGAACCATGACATGTGGTGGTGTTGCTGATTTCAGAAATCTTGTTAAAATAGGTGACATAATATCATATGTTCTTAACACTGTTTCAAATCGACCCATATTCAATAGAGTTACTGGAGTTTCAAAAAATAGTGTTACTTTAGCAGGAACAGAAGATGTTGCTGGAATTTCTATTGGTGCAGTCACTTCAGGTAGTCCTAACAGTCCTAAAATTGTAGTTCCACAATTAAGGGAAGGTAATTTTCCTGGATACCTATTACCAATAAAAAATCAATATGTATCTTCAGTTAATTTACTAAAGAGTGATTATTTTGTTAGGAAACAAATTCCACTCGCTGCAACTGGTTCAGCAAATGTTACATTTAATATATCAGATCTTGGAGATAACGATTTAACATTTGAACCGTTTACAGAAAGAGATTATACTTTAGAATGGGATGATGGACGAAGAGAAATCATAAGACTTGTACAAACATCATTTAATGCTTCAAGAACAACATTTACGATAAATAATTTATCAAGAACAAATGTAAAAGCAAAGTTAACTTTCTTGGCAAAGAGAAATAAACTTACATCTAAAGATAAAAGAATTAATAGATGTAGAGATTTAATTGTTGATAAATCTAAGTTTACAGGTGCTGGTACAGGAAGCCTAGTGGGTGTAGGCACACATACATCTTTTCTTGATGGTTTAGCTTTTAGTAAAGTATATGGAACAAGAGTTCAAGACGAAGAGATATCATTAAATGTTCCAGATATACACAGAGTATTAGCAGTATTTGAATCAAATGATGGTAATGATGTAGAACTTCCATCAATAACTGTTTCTTCACAAACAGATACATTCACAAATAATGTAGTTGTTGGGGAACAATTTGTAGGAAATGATTCTGGTGCAGTTGGTCGAGTTTTTGACCCTGTTAGTGGACAACAATTAGAGTTTGTGTATGAAAATGACAAAGTATTTAATATAGGTGAAAGCATCACATTAAAGGATTCGGGTATTATAGCACAAATTAGTGCGATTACAATTGGTGATAGAAATTTAATTTCAAATTATACAGTTGATGATGGGCAAAGATTAGAATTTGTTGATTATGGTAGAATTATTAGAAAAAAAGGTGTTAGTGCTCCCACAAGAAAAATTAAAATTGTGTTTGATCATTATGTAAATGATGAATCAAGTGGAACAATCGAAACAGTAAACAGTTATAATGGACTAAATTATTCAAAAGAAATTCCAACAATAGGTGAAACCAGAGCGACTGATGTTATTGATTACAGACCAAGAGTAATACCATATAATTCTTCACATCCAAAATTCTCTGATGAAATATCACCATTTTCATTTTTAAGTAGACTTTTTACTGGAACTTCTTCAGAAACATTAGTTTCTAATAAAAATATCAAACTTGATTATAATTATTATCTTGGTAGAATTGATAGATTATATCTAACAAAAAGCGGTATATTTGAATTAAAAAAAGGAGAACCATCAGAATTTCCAAAAGCACCGTTACCAAATAATGAGGCATTTGAAGTTGCATTAATTTCAATGTCACCATACACTATAAATGCTACTTTAAATTCACAAGTTAAATTAATACCACATAAAAGATACACTATGAAAGATATTGGTGGTCTTGAAGGTAGAATAAAAAGTCTTGAAGAGTATACAACTTTAAACTTACTTGAAACTGATACTAATAATTTAGCAATAAAAGATCCAAATACTGGATTGGATAAATTTAAATCTGGTTTCTTTGTTGATAACTTTAGAAATCATGCATCTCATAATTTAACTGGTGATTCTAATTTTGATATTGATTTATCAAAAGGTGAATTGAGACCTAGAACAACAGAAAGAAATGCAACATTAGGATTTGAAACCAAATCTACAATAGCATCTCCAACTACAGCAGATTACTCTGTAGTAGATGATTTTGCTTCACCTAATATTACTCGAAATGGATCGGTATTAACACTAAGTTTTGATGAAGTTGTGTTTATTAACCAACCAGATGCAACTAGAGTTGAAAATGTAAACCCATTTTTAGTTACAAATTATGTTGGTTCAATCGAATTAAATCCAGCAACAGATTTCTGGATTGAAGAAATTCCTTTAGATACTCCTGATATAGTTCAAATTGACTCAATATATAACGGACTTGCTGATGTATTTGGTGTTGGTGAAAATGGTGGAATGGCAAGAAGTATCTTTAATTCTTCAGAAACAACATGGACAGGAGTTGAAACTGTAATTGGTGAGCAAGCTATTAATGTATCAAGTAGTAGTCGTGAATTTAATAATGAAATAGTAACTACAACAACACATGATCTTAAACAGACTATCGAAGAAAAAGGAACTGAGAGAGATTTTGGATTAGATATTGTACCAACCAATGAACAATTTAGTCTTGGTGAAAGAGTAATTGACATAAACGTATTATACAATGTTAGATCAAGAAACATAGAGGTTATTGCTACAAGGTTGAAACCAAATACAAGATACTTTGTCTTTATGGAAAATGTGAATCTCACAGGTTTTTGTGTTCCTAAACTTTTACCAATTACAATGGTAAGAGGTTCATTTGCTACTAACGATATTGTTGAGTCTGCAGCATCAATTCAAGTATTAGGGGAACCAGAAATTAAATTTAGAGTAGCACAGTCTAATCATAGATTGGGAGCATTTAATAATCCAACAAAAACCTTTTTAACGGAACCTTATGGTAATACATCGTTAACTTCTGCATATTCAAGCACAAGCACTACTTTAAATGTGGATACTGCTGATTTAGCAGATTTTGTAAAACCAGATAGAATTGGATATACTAAACCAGGAATGGTTATTGTAAATTCTGATGGAACTGCTGAAGCAGAAGTTGATAGTATTAAATTAATTAGTGATGAAGGTGGTAATCTTATATTCTCATTACATATACCAGATCCTAAGATTGCATCTAATCATAAATTTACTACTGGTGCAAACACTATTAGAGTAACTTCTAGTCCTACAAATGAATTAAATCTATTACCTGGAGAAGTATCTGCTGAAACAGTTTACAATGCAACTGGATTTAGTCAAACAACACAAGAACAAATTCTTTCATTTAAAACTGCTGAAGTTAATAAAGTTCAAATTGGTGAAAGAACAGTAACTAGAATTAGTGAAAATATTATTGAGGATATAGTAAATGTAACTAGAGAAGAAATACCTGATTGTGATCCATTGGCACAATCATTTACAGTTCCAAGAGAAAGAAAATTACCTGATGGGTCAATAGTGTCAAGTGATGGTGTATTCATTACAGGTGGGGAAATTTATGTCAGAACAAAAGACGATACCATACCTCTTAACATTACTATCCGAACCATGCAAAATGGAACTCCGACAACGACAATTGTTCCTTTCGGAGAAGTTGATATAGATCCAGTTGAAATAAACACTTCTACTGATGGTAGTAATGCGACTACGTTTAAGTTTAAATCTCCCGTGTATTTACAATCAGATTATGAATATGCTTTAGTGTTATTTTCAGAATCTATAGCATATAATGTTTTTATAAACAGAATGGGAGAACCTGATTTAATAACTCAAAAATTAAATGATAAACAACCTGCTTTAGGTTCACTATTTAAATCTCAAAATGCAACAACATGGACACCAAGTCAGTATGAGGATTTAAAATTTAAATTAAATAAGGCAAAATTTGTAACAAATTCATCTGGATCAATATTAATCAATAATACAGATTTACCTTTAGGTCAAATATTAAAAGAAAATGCAGTTGAATCATTCTCTCAAACACAACTTGTATCAATTGCTAGTACTACTAGAACATTTGAGTTAGGTGATAGAATTGATCAGGTCAATGGTGGTATCATAGATTCAGCAAGAATATCTGCTATCGGTGGTCCTGTTACTCTTGGTTCAACATCACTGAATGGGGTTACAGACTCTGGCACAGGGTTAGAAGAAGGTGTATTTACTGGAATTGCATTCACTGCTATTACTGGATTTGGTAATACTATAACTGGAAATGTTCATATTAATTCTGCTAATCAGGTTGGAGTTATTACTGTTACTGACGGTGGAGGTGGATTTGCTGCTGGTGATGTTCTTCTTGCAAATTCTATCGGAAATCGAGGTGGTTCAATTAGAGCAATTGTTGGTGTGGTTGCAACAACAGATTTACTTGTTCTTGAAAATCTTAGTAGACCAATGAAACAAGGAATTGGTCTCACACATTTCAATTCTAGTGCAATTTCAGGTTCAGTAAGTGCACCTACAAATGTAGCTAATGATCCAATAAAAGATGGATTTACGTTGAAAATTAATCATGAAAATCATGGTATGCACTCTAATCAAAATAAAGTTCAAATTGTAGATTTCCAGAGTAATGTTTCACCAGTTTTATTATCAGATGCAATAGATGACACCACTACTGATTTTGTGGTATCTAGTATTGGAATATTAACAGCATTTGAAGGTTCTCCAGTAAGTGCAGCAAATACTGGATATCTAAAAATTGGAAAAGAAATTATTTCTTATGAGGCATTTAATGAATCAACTAAACAAATTACAATTAAAGACAGAGCAGTTGATTCTAGTTTAAAATCAAATCATAAACAAAATGATTTAGTATCAACCTACGAATTTAATGAAGTTTCTCTTAGAAAAATTAATAAAACTCATGATATTGATACTAGAGATAAGACTTTTGATAGTTACTTCATAAAACTCGATGATACAAATAAATCTTTTGGAAAATCCATGAGAGGTGGTGGAAAAAATTTAAAAATTTCTCAAAATATACCATTTGAAATTGTAAATCCACAAGTTACTTCAATTTTACCTACAGGTGCATCTCTTAGTGGAAGAATTAAAACAACATCAGGAACAAGTATAAGTGGATCTGAAGGATCATTTAATGATGAAGGTTTTGTAAATGTTGCTCTTAATAAAAATAATGAACTTGATACTCCACGTATTATTGCATCTCAAGTTAATGAATTTAATCTATTAAACAATGAAAGATCATTTGGACTTGAATTAACATTAAAGAGTAATAATGAAGATATATCACCATTTATTGATTTAACTAGATTGAATGTAATTCTCCATAGTAACTTAGTCGATAAACCTGTTGCTGACTTTGAATCTAATAGTGAAATTAGAATTTCAGGATTAGACCCACATCATGGAGTATATGAAACTAAGAAAATTGATTTAGAGTTTCCATCAAATGGATTATTTGTTAAATTTGATGGACACAGAGAAGAAGAGGCAGACATCAAGGTATTATTTAAACTATTCAGAAATGATAGTTCAAATGATGGACAAATTTACACACCATTTAATACAGATGGTTCTTCTGATAAATTTGTAAAACCAAATATTAAAAATAATAGATTTAGTGAGTATAAATTTACTGCTAACAATCTACCACAGTTTAATGGGTTTATGATTAAAGTCATAATGACATCAACTAATCAGGCGAAACCACCTAGAATTAAAAACTTTAGAAGTATTGCCTTAAGATCATTCCAAGGTGAAGAATGAAGCAGTATATAAAGGTTGAAGCACAGGATAGTCTTGTTAGAGACATATCCTCTAATGCTATTGTGAACAATAATAAAAGTGAATATGAAAATTTTTTAAGAATATCAGAGCAAAAATACAGAGAGAAAAAAGAATTTGAAAAACTAAAAACTGATGTAAACTCAATGAAAAATGATTTAGATGAAATTAAAACTATGCTGAAATCGATTGTGCGTGATTGAATTATAAATATAGGTAAGACCAAAAATACATGTTCAAATAATGGCAGCATTCGTTAGTAATATTGTAATTGATGTTGGTGCTGATTTTAATCAGACATTCAATCTTGAAGGAAGCAACAATGCACCGCTTGACTTGACTGGTTATACTGGTGCTTCTATAATGAAGAAACACCCCTCTTCTTTATCAACAACTGCAACTTTTTCAGTATCATTCCCAAATAGAACTCAGGGACAAGTGAAAATATCATTAGGATCAACAATCACTAATGGTTTAAAGGCAGGAAGATATAGTTATGATTTACTTTTAAATGATGGTTCGACTAAAACAAGAGTCGTTGAAGGCAGTGCATTAGTAACTGCAGGAGTCACTACTACCTAATAAAAATGGCAGACATTAAAGTACGAGTAGGTTCACAAAATGCAATTAAAGTTCCCGCAACTTTTGGTGGTGCGGGAGGAACATTAGCAGGATTAAATGATGTAGATATTTCTGGAGGATTATCCAACGGAATGGTTCTTGTTTTTAATGCAGCATCTAATAAATTTGAGGCAACTTTAGAATTAACACCAGGCACAACACAGAATTTGGACATTAACGGAGGTAGCTTCTAGTCATGGCAAGTATAATAAGAGTAAAAAGATCAACAGGAACTACTGCACCTGCCACTTTAAATTTCGGTGAATTAGGTCTTACCGTTGGTGTTGGAACGCATGGTAATAAAGGTGGTAGATTATTTGCTGGTGATAATGGATCAAATCCACAAGAAGTAGGCGGTAGATATTTTACAGATTTATTAAGTATAGCACCAGGTTTAGTTGCAGGTCAAACTAACCCAACAACTGCTGCTAACGGATTTGTTCCAATCGTTGATCAGAGTGGAAAAGTCGATCAATGGAATGTAGATAATTTAAGAATGGATGGTAATACATTATCATCTACTGATGCGAATGGAGATATATTGTTAGATCCTGCTGGAAGTGGAGAAATAAACGTTCCAGATGATACCTTTCTCAGTTTTGGTACTGATAAAGATGGGAAGATAGAGTATGATGAAGATGGAACTGATAAAATTAGAGTTACTGGTGCAGATTGGCAATTTGATTGTGGAATAGGCATCACTGGTGGTGCAAGATTTGACAACATTGCAATATCAACCAACACTATTGCATCAACAAGTGGAAATGTTCTTTATATTGATCCATTTCCCGATGGTTTAAGTAGTGATGGTTTATTAATTGTAAAAGGTAGTTTACAAGTAGATGGAACTACAACTACAGTTAATTCTACTAATGCAACTTTAAATGATCCAGTTATGCATCTTGGTGATGTAACAAGTACAAGAACTGTGATGCTTGATGTTGCTGTTGGTGTATCAACAATAACACTAGACTCTGTTGTTGGTATTAATACTGGAGATATTCTTGCAGCAACAGGTATTGATGCATCTGGTATTGCAACTGTATCAGGATATAATACTACATCTAAAGTTGTTACCTTTACTGGAACTTCGTCTGCTGGAATAACAACAGAGTCACAAGTTACTGTTACTCATGCGTTTGATACCAACACTGATCGAGGTATTTCATTCTCTTATAACACTGGTTCAGGATCTGCAAATAATAAGAAAGGATTCTTTGGTTATATAGATGAGGGTAGTTCAAATACTCTCAGTAATGCCCCTGATAGATCATGGACATATATTCCTGAAGCAACTGTTACTGCTAATTCAGCAACTGGTGTTAGAGGATTTCTTGATGTTAAAGGTTTATATTTCCAAAGTAGTGATTATGCCTCAAGTGGCAATGGAATCATGTACTTTGATGCAACTGGTAGATCAATTGTTTCTGCTGGTACCACTGCTGGTATAACTACTTCTAACTTTGTCCTTACAACAGACGCTTCTGGCGTTCCTAAATGGACTACAACTCTCGATGGAGGAACTTTCTAGCCTATGGATGATCAAAAAAGTGATGTTGACATTAACGTATTAGTGAAACTATACAATCAAAGATTATCAACATTAGTGAATCAGAATGTATTTTTAGAAGCAAAAATTCAAACTATGACACAAGAGTTTGCCATAGAGAGACAAAAACTTATTGACATAAACATCAACATGCAGAAAGATTATGAGTCTAAATATCCAGAAGAGGTTACAAATAAAAAATGAGTAAACCTAGTACCAGACAACAACTAATTGACTACTCGTTAAGAAAATTAGGGTTTCCAGTTTTAGAAATAAATGTAGACGATGATCAAATAGATGATCTGGTAGATGATGCTCTTCAGTATTTTCAAGAGAGACATTTTGATGGAGTTGAAAGAGTATTTTTAAAGCATGAATTGACCAAAGCAAATTTAGATTTAATTAAAACATCAAATACCACAACATCAGCGACCTCAAGTGTTGGTGTAACTAATCCACAGTTTACAGAGAGAAATAATTTTTTACAACTACCTGATCATGTTCTTGGTGTAGAGAAAGTATTTAAAATGGATCAAAGCACCATATCTAGTGGTTTATTTAATATTAAATATCAAATATTTTTAAATGATTTATATTATTATGGTGCACTTGATTTATTGAACTATTCTATGGTTAAAACTTATCTTGAGGATCTTAGTAGATTAATAACTCCAGATGTTCAACTTAGGTTTAATAAAAGACAACATAGATTATACATGGATATTGACTGGGAGCAAGTTCCTGATGAGAGTTTCTTAATAATAGATTGTTATAGATTATTAGATCCAGCAAATGCAAGTGATATATTTAATGATTGGTGGTTAAAAAGATATTTAACTGCTACAATTAAAAAACAGTGGGGGATGAACTTAATGAAGTTTCAAGGGGTCATGCTTCCTGGTGGTGTATCACTAAATGGTAGACAGATATATGATGATGCAGTTCAGGATATTGAGAGAATTGAATACGAACTCAAGACAGAGTACGAATTACCACCACTCGATTTTATAGGATAATGATATGGCACTTAATCCTTACTTTTTACAAGGATCATCAAGTGAACAAAGACTTGTTCAGGATCTTATAAACGAACAGTTAAGAATGTACGGGCAAGATGTAGTTTACTTGCCAAGAAAAATAATTAATAAAAAATCGATAATCAAAGAAATAGTAGCATCTTCTTTTGATGATGCTTATCGTTTAGAGGCATATTTATTAAATTATCAAGGATTTGAAGGGCAAGGTGATGTTCTATCCAAGTTTGGTGTACAAACAACTGATGGTGTGAACTTAATTGTATCAAAAGAAAGGTATGAAGATTTTATAAGTCCTTTTATTGGTGCTGATAGTCAAATTGA